AAAAATTTTATAACGAGCTTCTCATGGATGAAGAAAGCTCAAGGAAATAAAATATCAGGATGATTTATTATAGCGCTATCATTATTTTTTGTCAAGAAAAAAGCGCCCCAGTTAGGAGAGGGACGCTCGGAGTAAACTTTATGAAAAAAGTTTTTTGGAATAAGAACATTATATAACTTTCCATTTCCGTTGTAAAGAAAAAACGCCCTCGCTTTGGAAAAGGACGCTTTATCTCTTCATAAACACTTAGCTATTTGTATTTGTAATTGGAATAGCATTCATGATTCCATCATTATAACAACATCAATAAAATGACGAAGTAACATTTGTTAACAAAAAAAGACCCCCAATTAAGGGGGATCAGTGTTAGAAGTTTAATTATAGCAAACTTCCTAACGAGTACAAAGAAAAACGCCCCGGAGGGCGAGAATTTTAGTTACTCTGGAAGTAAACTAATTAAACTTATTATATTTTGTATTTCATTAATTGTTGAAAAAATAACAATTGATCCAATATCAGATATTGAAAAACTAACCTCTTCACCATCAACAGCGTATACTACCGCAATATTGCTTAATTCACCAGCATCATCGAAATCTTTAAACACATTGGTGTCTGTCACCCGTGTTCCTGTGATACTACTTCCATGGATTGTTTCAATTCTCACTTTACGAAATTGAGCTTTTTTAACATCCGTAGAGTCCTCAATAATTCGTGGTAAATTGTAAGCTATCTTTTGGTAATTTATACCAAATTCTTCAGATATATAATCAGAAATTTTATCACAACTTTTTTTTTTTGCTAAAATAATTAGCTTACCAGTATCATTAGCGATTAGTATATCATATTCTACATTTACGATGACTTCCGTTGTATCTTGCCCAAATACTCTAGCTCTCAAAGGAATTACTTCATCCATAACTATGCGACATCTAGTATATGTTCCGATAACTTCATTTTTAAATAATTGAAAAGACAATTCCTCGTTGTGATCACTGACAACTTTTTCTTCTATTTTGGTAAAGTCCGCAATTTTTGTATTATCAAAAGTTAAACTTCCATCTACCCCATAAACTGATACAGACTGCATAATTCCCCTTTTACATCGTTAATATTAATTCAGCAATAACTCTTATATCGCTAAATTTTGTATCTACATAACTCATAGAATTCAACCCAACTCTTATATCGTTATCATCAAAAGCATTTTTTTCTAATGATGCGGCTGAAATAACCATAATAAATGATTTTATTTTATCTACCCCAATTTTTGTAACACTAGGATTTAGAAAAGGATTCTTTTTTGAATAATCCGATTTAAATGTAAATTTTTTATCTTCCATTCTAAATCTGTTATTTAAATCATCAAATAATCTATCTAGGGTATTAATATTTTTAATTGCAGATTTATACGATGAGTTAGGTACACTTATAAAAATTTCGTACTCGTACTCATCAATTTCGTTAATATTATGGCGAATTATGCTCACAATCATTGAATCCATCTGAAAAACAATTTTTTGTTTTGTCTGACTAATCTTCTTTACATTATTTCTATAATGTTTTTTGGTTTCATCGAATAGCGTTGTGATGCCTAATTGTTCAACTTTATCAAAGTTAAAAAAACCTGATATTTCAAAGTTAACATCTTTCTTAAATGAAAATATTTTATTTAATGAAATATAAAATTTGACCTTGTGAAAATAGAGCCATTGGAGTATTGCATAAATTATCGATAATAATCCTATGACGTTCACAAAATTACCTATCACATCGAACATAATTATACCTCACTCTCTATCTACTTATTGATATTATACCATTTAAAATATTGTAAAACCAAATTATTTTACTACTATTTTTTAAAATTGTCAAAAAAAACACCCGCCGAAGCGGGGTTAATTTATCCTTTTGAAATGTCTCGATTTGGATTTGTTGCTCCAGTTCCAAACTCTTTATCGACTTCTGCTTGGAACATAGTATCCACAGGAAGTTTGAATTTCAACCATTGATTTTGATAATTTCCAAGAACTCTAGGAGTTTTGATATAACGGATTTCAATACCGTTTGTGATGTACCAGCGTTTAGTATCTTTTGCAAAAATAAGATAAGTCATTTCTTTTTCCTCCATGTTAGGTGTGTAGTTGATTGCGGGTGTTGAATCATAGTTATTCGATTGATTAGATTTCGATGCCCCACCAATACCGTTTGCTAAGTCTTTGGCAAGTTGGTCTTTGCTAATACCAATGCGTGTTAAATAAGAGTAAGGGTCTTGATGGTCTCCCCAAAGGTTATCCGAAACCCATTTATGAGTTTTGATACCATTACCTGCTCCATCAAGAGTAAGAGGGATACCGAATACTTTTGCTTGTTCACGCACAGCATTGATATAGTTGATATATGAAGAACGTTGTTTAGCTGGGTCTGAATAGTGAGAAAGTTCGATTTGGAACGGTGAGCGTTCATTAGCTGGACTCCCTGCACCATAAGCAACATATCCAGGTTCTCCTACCAAATACACTTTATCCCAGCCAGCAATGGCATGAGTATAGGCATTTTGCCAGTTATTGTGCATATAACTCGCTTCATTTGTGGCACTATTATCACCTTGGTTATTATCATTGGCGGTATCGTGAATCACGATATATTGATTACTCGCCTTTTGTGACGAACCTTGACCTGTGCCGAGTAGGAACGTTTTGTCGTAAATTGTCATTTATTCCCCTTCTTTTTTATTATTGACTAGGCTTGCTGTGTTATCGCCCGGAATCCCACTTGCTAATGAAGTAAGAATTGATACCACTGTTGCAAGACCAGCAATACTCAAAGCATTAACCCAATCTACGCTCAATAAATCTGTAGCTCCAGCTAATCCAACAGCAACCAATGATTGTGCAAATGTTTTAATCGCACGTTCTGCTAAATCTTTAAAAAATGTTTTCATGTTCCTTCTCCTTTTAAAGTATTTTAGTGATTATGTATCCAATAACAGTTACGGCAAGAGTAAGCATAAAGCCCCAAGCCCACTTATTATTGGCTTCCATTTTTTCTATAAGTTTTGCGTTTGCTTGGGCTATTAAAAGCGCTCGTTCTGCTTTATCTCTCACTGTTTCATAGTTATCTAACTTTGTTTCAATTCGAGCTAATCGTTCGAGCACTTCTCGCCATGCTTGCTCCTCCATAACTCCTACTTTCTATTCTTCTTCATAGTCCCTGGATAAACTTGGAACTATTCATATAAATTCCTGAACTTCGTGAATCAAGAACCGGGATTCCCCAAATATCACTCACGATATGCACAAATTCTTCTAAATAATCATTTGTAGCGCCAGCCCCCAATCTATTCCTTTCAAAATTAAAGACAGCCAAATTAATGACTGTCCCACTTTCATTTACCGCGCAATAGGTGTCTAAGCCCATTTCTTCATCAGATAACTATAAATTACATCTGCAAACTTATCATAACCTACTTGGCTGCAGTGATAACGTTCTTCCACTATTTCAATCGTTTCAGTATTGCGCTGACTTCTTGTGAGTGTGATTCTTGGGAAGTCATACCATGCGTCAAGGTTCAAGTTTACCGGAATCACATTAGGCTCAAACTCGGTGATATAGCGCTTATTGAAGCCTTTGAACTTGTTTTCAATATCCCATTGGAATAGTCGCGAACGTCCGAAAGCGTAGAAACTGCTTGATGGTGGCGGTGTTAGTACAAAATGCACTTTGATATTTGCGTTGAAATCAAGGATAGAAGTACGAATCGTTTTGAGATTGGTTATCAGCGTTTCAATGTTGGTACTCGAATCATTAGTACCGATGAAGATAACAACGTCATCAACAGCAGCATAGCCTTGTTGTGTCATATAATATGTGAAATCAAAAGCCGACGTTCCCGGGTTCCAAAATTTATTGGTTGCCGTTGTATTTGTTAGATAAGTGACGGTTGACCAACCACCACGTCCTTCGTGCAGATATGGCGCTTTCCCTCTTGTTCCTAACAACTCTAACCTACTACCCATCATGTTCTTTAAAGTCTCTATATAACTTCCGTTCGACCCATCATCAGTAAGTGAATCCCCAATAAAGATTACTTTTTTTGCAGTCGATGGTGTCACATCTGCGACAACTTCGATCGTCACATTTTTATTAAGAAGGTTATTACCTTTTTTATCTCGGATGTAAAATTTTGCAACGAATGAACCGATATCCTCAGCAACCGGAGTAAAACTATACCGATCGTCCATCAGCTGGCCTTTTGGAACATTAATCATAATGTCATAGTCATCTAGATTAGTATCGGTTAACATCACGTTTCTATAATAGATATTAAATTCACGCCCAACTGTCGCATATACGGTAGTCGGCAGAATGATATCCAGTTGCGTAACAACTGCCTTATCCAAAAATGCTTGGGTTGAAACGGCTAGTTTTGAGTTTGTAATAGAATTGTCAAAAATATCAGTCGGTTTCAACCCTAATTTAAACGGTACGTAACCTGTGTACGTTCCACCTAGTTCAATTTGAGTGATGTCTAGATCTACATTCTGAGTGTCAATCGTGATATAAGCGGTAGTCGGACTCGTTGTGATTACAAGAATTGAACCACTTAGTAAGCTAGTTCCTTTAATGTATTTTTTATCGCTCGTCCATTCAATTACACGAACACATTTATAAGTTGTGATAAGAGTGTTGGCTTTCATAGCGATATAGTCACTGATTGAGTACGAGCTGGTTACCCATTTTGCGCCACTGTTTGCATCCCACATAAAACCAGTTGTAACTTTCGATTTGTCGAAAAGATTTTTACTTGGTATTTTGATTGGTAATGTTTCCCTAGCGTCTGCGGCAAGTTTCTCCATTGTTACGCTATAATCTTGTGGTACAGACAGTAAATTAAAAGGTCCTCCTGTACCATCAATCGCCCCGATAACAGTAGCGGACAAGTCTTCCAGTTCGGCTTTAACCCCGCTACCCACCTTATGTGCTAACTTTGCGGTAGTTTCGTTATCTAGTATATTATATTTTTGTTCGATTGACGTAATTTTAGAAATTAAAGAAGTAAAGTCTTTATTTCCTATAATTTCTTCAATCTCACGTTGAATTTCTGAAAGTTCATAAATGTAATTCCCTTGTGGAATACATTCCTTCCACCCAGCAATAACCGAATATTGAAAGTTCTTTGTACTATCAATTATTTTATCGCTATTTTCAAATGTAAACCATGCTGTGACTTGAGCAACCTCTTGCAAAAAGCTATCTGCAACGACGTAATTAAGTTTAGAGTTGGCATAATCTACATTAGTCACTTTGTCTCGAACGACGTTGCCGTTAGGCAAGACTGCATTAAAAAACACAGCCAAATGGTCAAAATTAAAGAGTTGACCGTTTGCTGTGATTGTAGCTTGGATTGATTGTGAAGCGACATCTCCTTGACGTAACTTAATGAGCCCAACATAGTTATTAGGCTCTGTGGTACTCAAAGTAACTGAGTAATCACTCATATTTATTCTTCTTTTTCCTAAAATTTGATATAATCTCTTGGATTCTTAAAGTGAGCGTTTGATGATGGCCAATATTCATCCATGAATTGGAAGTGCAAATGTGGTCCAGTGACCGGACCGGTCGCTCCCATCAGTCCAATTTGTTGGCCTTTTTTAACATTTTGACCAACAGAAACATCGATTCTGCTTTGGTGTGCATATCCTGTATAAAGTCCATCCGCATGCTTGATGACCGTGTAATTTCCATACCAGTCATAATAATTACTTCCTGCTTGGACAACTTGACCATCGCCAGAAGCTAAGATTGGAGTTGTTGGATTGCCATTAACCAAGTCAATAGCATTGTGAAACTCTTGCGCTCCGGTGATTGGACTCGTTCTCCAACCCATTTCACTTGTTACGGTAATAGGACTTGAAATCGGAGCAATATATCCTCCGCTACCGCTTGGGATTTTAAGATTAACAAATTTGTCATACCATTCTTGCGCCCAAGTACTACGTTCAGGGTGTCCGGTTAAGGGACGTTCAAAGTTAGCTACAAAAGCTTGCGTTGCAGTATTGATATTGGTCAATGTCATGAATTGTGTCCAAGAATAAGGATAAGAACTTGTCGCAATCCATTGGCCATTTGGTGCATGCCACATCAAGAGCTTGAATTGTGCTGTGATTGTGTCAGGATTGTCAGTGACTCCAGCTCGTGTCATAAGGTTAATCATATAAACACGCCCAGAGCTAGCGCCTGAACTATCCGTCCATTGCCAAACCCCATATCCAAATCCTGGTGCACCATTGGCTTCATCCGCTGTTGGATTTGCATCAGACTCACCCTGTACATTTCCGAGTAAAGCTGCGGCCGCTTGTTTAGAAAAACCAGCCCCAATCGCCATTGCCCAGATTTGCCAGTAGCGTTTATCACGATCACTTGTGACTTCTGGTGGATATTGGCCGTTCCATCCACCACCACCGCCAGATCCTCCACCGTTGGTATCAATTTTTACGCCGTTAACGTACAATTCTTTTGTTTCTAATCGCCCATTAACTTTAAGACTATTTACTGTGAGATTTCCATTTATTTCAAGATCATCATAAATTGTTCCTTTTCCAAATAATTTAAACTTAGGGTTATCAAAAGTTGAATTAGACGGAACTTGGAAAACCGGAGTAGAAGAACCATTTCCATTATCTTGGTTTATCGACAAAATATAACCCGGGTAATTAATTAAAGCTGATCCATTCGCCTTCTTTGTGTCCCCGTTATAAGTTCCGATGAACTCCCCAACTTTCCCACCGTGGATATTTTTTTGCCAATCAGGCTTTGTATAATCAACATTATTTGTTTCTTTGTATTGCTCAATCGAAAAAGCGCCATTAGATAATACAGATTGAAAAAAAGAATTACTTCCGACTGACTTAACAACAACCCCTTGGATAAGAACTCCTGCTAATATCCCAGCCGCAATGAAAGAAGCATTAAATGTTCCGTCTAAAGTCCAAGCGGTTGTGCTTGCTCCTTTATGAACATCTTGGATTGTCGTCCATTGACCTTTATTACATTGTTTAAAAGAAATACCAGCATTATTTTGAATCATGAAATACTTTGAATCTTGAATTTTTGGCCCATCCATGAAGACTTGCTCGTAGGTCTCTCTTGATTGAGATACACCAGCTTCAATTCCGTTGACCATGTAAATCGAGCCACCGTTCGCACCAGCACCACGCATAATATCATCTTGATATTTCCCAATCTCTGTTGAGTCATAAAAAGTCATTTTATTATTATCAAGGTCAGAAATATTGCTTTGAACTTGTGATAATTGTCGATTAATTGAGCTTCCACTTAAATTATCGCCTAGACTGGCTTGAACTCGACCATTAACACGGTCAGTAACCACCTTAAAAACTCTTGTCTGATAGTGATAATTTCGGTCTCCTCTGTGGATTGAAACAGTATTTCCAATTGAATCACTACCTAATATCTCAGTGCTAAACTGAACAAGTGGCCGGCAGTAATAAGCCAGTTGGTCATAAGTCTTTTGTAAAAGTTCACTTGTATCTTCCACGTCATCAAAGACAACAACCGTTTTACGTGGTAACATTTTTCCGTTTGATGGAATGCCGTATTCTTCTGTCATTTCTGGATATTCAATCCAATTTTGGCCTTTAGGCTTATCAAGTGGTTTCCCATTTGATTTCTTCCATTCAACATCTGAAAACTCAAGCCTTCGTCCGTAGCCGTCCCCAACTTCTTCACCTTTTCCACGCCCAATTAGTGCAGTGACAATATTTGTGCGGTCTTGTTGGTGAACGATTTTCAGAACTTCATCACCATATTCAAAGCGCTTATTGGTTATTTTTCCAATTTGGTTGTAACAGTTAATGATTTTTTTAGTAATCTTATTTCCTATAATTTCAATTGAAAAGGTAAACTCTGCACCTAACTCTTGTAGGGCTTTGAGCGCTTCTCGCATGGAAGTATAGTAGAAAGTGCTTGAAACTGTTTTAATTGGTTCACAGACACCCAATACCCAGTCACAACCTGAATCAGTTAAAAGCTGATTAATCACATAAGAAAAAGACCTATTTTTAGGTCTTATATCTTTAATGATAAAATTATCCAGTTCATCGACTGCAAAGTTTATCGCTTCAAATGAAAGCAGATTATCTTCGTCTTTTGCGGTTAATATTCGGTATAAAGAAAATTCTTGCTCTTTCGTATCATTGACTGCAATATAACTGGCATCTTTAATTATTTCATCAAAAGGTAAAGAAACTGAAAGTGTGTCGTTCATTAACTCAGAAGCATTTGTTGTGATTTCTCTTGTCTGAACACATTCTATGAACTCGTTAGAATCATAACTTTTGATAACTTGTTGCATCTTATCTAAAAATAAGATATTACTCACTAAAGTACCGCCTTTCTATATTGAATAGTTAACTCATAGTTTGAACTTGAAAAATCTGTTCCAGTTGTCAATCTGATATTTTTAAAATCAGAATCAAGGTCTAAGAGGTTGTTATTTACTTTCCCATTAAGAAAAGTATCGCCTGTTTGAAAATCAAATTCCAAAAGGTCTCCTTTTTTAGCCTGCGATGACTTCAAGCGATAATTTCCGTCAGTTGCAAGTAAACCATCTGTCAGTAAATTGAATGATAGCTTATCCGGTTTAACTGGGTAAGGTAAAACTTCAATGATTTTATTTTCTACACTTTGAGTTTTTCCATGTTTAAATGGATCACTACAAAGGACAGTAAAACTTGAAATGACTGAATTAGTATCCCCAGGCACATTGTCTGCAGTCTGGAACCGGCCATAAAAAGTGTATTCCAAATCATCATGAAAAATAATAGGGACATCTTCTTGACGAATCAAGTAAGCTTTTAATGTATCAAACTTTTCTTGTAGTGCTTGAGGGTCCCTATCCTCTAGCTTGTATTTTATCGTCAACTCACGAGGAGGATATTTCACATTGGTTATCACTCCTCCCACTTGCATTTCTTGTGTTTCAAAGCTGAGAGAATACATCTCTCGCCCCTCAACCGTCAATGTTTGATAACCTTCTACGAGTTCCTCTAACCAAGTCCCATCATAACTCATGGCGCTGGTTGGAATAAAAGGAAGGTTACGATAATGCTTCCGTTTTGTCGTATCTCTAAACTTGTACATTTCTGCCTCCTAAAATTCCATATTTAAGTTAATTGCTTGGCCTTGTGCATTAGAAATGTCATCCACAAAGGCTTTAAAGTTTTGGTTTCCAACCCTTACATTAAATGAAGCTGGTTGTTTGCCTTGGTTAAGGTTCACATCATGAGAAACTTGACTACTGATTGAACGATTAGCTGCCGCAACATTTGCCCCAATATCCACAGAATAGTCAGAATTAATTGCATTAGCAATCATATCACCCATTCCTGAAACATTGGATTGAACGTTACGGAAGCCTCCAGTTAAACCAGAATTTAAACCAGTCATAATGGCATTACCAGCAGGAATTAAAAGTTTTCTGTCGACACGGATTGGCCCTTTATGCTTCCGAATCCAATCTCCAATTCCACTTATAAATTTCATCCCATCTTCCCACTTTTGTTTGAGCCCTTTGACAAAACCGTCAATGATAGCTTTACCAATATCTAGTAAGTTGATGTTTTTCAAGGTATTGAAGATACCAACAACATTATCAATCAAATCACTCACGCTTTGTTTCAAACCGTCCCAAATTCCTTTGAGACCGTTGACCATACCGTTCCATAAGTCAATTGTACCTTGTTTGAGGTTTTCCCAACCTTGTTTCACACCATTTACAATAGCATTGGCAGAATCAACGACCCACTGTTTGAATGATGCCCAAGTGTCTTTGACCCATTGAACGGTTGCGTTCCATAAATCAACGGTACCTTGCTTGAAGGCATTCCAACCATTAATAACACCATTTACGATATCATTAGCGGTTTGGATAATCCAAGAAACAAAAGCACTCCAAGTGTCTTGAATCCATTGGATTGTTGCATTCCAAAGGTCAATCGTTCCCTGTTTAAATGAATTCCACCCATTGACAACCGCTGTAATCATATTTTGAACAGTAGTAACAATGAAAGTAGTAAGTGTTGTCCAAGCAGTTTGAGCCTCCAACACCAAAGTATCCCATATATTTTGGATGACTCCCCATAAACCTTGGAAGAATCCACCTACAATTTGAACGAATGTCGATACAATGGTTTGAATCGAATCTACCATTGTTTGCCATAACATTAGAGCATCTTTTTTCAGTTGTTCAAAATTACCTGTTATAAGGTCAATCAAGAGTAAGACTGGACCCATTACAACTGTTTTTATCGCTTCCCATGCAGAACTAAAGATTGTTTTAACTTGGTCCCATAAACCAGAGAAGAAAGTAAGGAGCGGTTGAAAAATCTCTTTATAAGCGTTAAATAGGTTTACAATTGGCTCTAACATCTTTGAACCGATGCTTTTTGCGCCGCTGACAATTCCGTCCCAGAGATTTGAGAACCATTTTTTAGTGTTGCTCCAGGCATTTTGGACACCGTCTGCACCACTTTTGGCACCAGACTTAATATTGCCCCAAATTCCTTTTGCTCCATCTTTAATGCCATTCCACTTATCGGAAAACCACTCTTTCACTCCACCCCAAGCATTTTTAACACTGTCAACGGCATCTTTAGCACCTTGGATTGTTCCATTCCAAAGTCCTTTAGCTCCGTTTTTCAGATTATTCCAAGTATCAGAGAACCATTTGGTAATGTCTCCCCATTTTTCTTTGATTGCTTCTGCTGCATCGGACGCAAATTTCTTCACATTTGCCCATACTTCTTTTCCGAATTTAGAAATTTTATCCCAATTTTTATAAACTAAAATTCCTATAGCTATAACAGCCGCTATGGCAGCGATTATTCCTAAAACTGGTAAAGAAATAGCAGTAAAACTACTCCCAATTAGAGCAAGTCCAGAACGTAAGGCTAGAAAGCCGACTTTTACTCTTTGTAGAATAACAACAGCTTGCCCAAATATTACTAATAAAGGTCCTATTGCAGCTACTATCAGCCCAATTGTAACTATCATCTTTTGAACAGGCTCAGGAGCAGAAACAAATTTATCAACTAATCCTGAAATTGAATCAGCAACTTTCCTAACTGCTGGAGCTAAAACCTTTTGAATAACTATTGCAGCTGACTCAAATGCTCCCATCATTTGTTCTAATGATGAGTTCATATTATCCTGCATTGTTCTAGCCATTTCATCTGCAGCACCGTCTGAATTTTTAAGAGACTCAGTTAGTTTCCCTAGCTTATCTGGCCCTTTATCAATTAATGCCATCATTCCAGATAATGATTCTTGCCCATATAGTGTGACCAAAGCATTTTGTTGTTGTTCGGGCGTTAAACCTTTAAAAGCATCTTTTAACATGCCAATTTGGTCTTTTAAAGGTTTCATTTTACCTTCTGAATCATAAAACGATAAACCAAGTTCATCCATTTTAGCTTGCATCATATCAGTCGGTTTCGCTAATCTAGAAAGTGCTCCTCGAAGTGACGTACCAGCTTGAGAACCTTTAATACCTGCATCTGACATAATCCCAATTGCTGCAGATACTTCTTCAATTGAGAGCCCCATAGAATTCGCAACAGGAGCGATATATTTCATCGCTTCTCCCATATCTCCAACTTCTGCATTCGTATCTGCGGCAGCTCTAGCAAATACATTGGCAACGTGGCCAGATTGACTAGCATCAAGATTAAATCCTCTTAAAGCTGTTGCAGCATTTTCAGAAGCCAGTGCAACATCACCACCAGAAACAGCAGCTAAGTCTAAAAGTCCAGGCATTGCTTCCATTATTTCTTTAGCGTTAAAACCAGCAGAAGCTAAATTTTCCATGCCTGCGGCTGACTCTTTCGCACTAAATGCTGTTTTTGCTCCCAAGTCAATTGCTTGCTGTCTAAGTTCCTCGAAGCTTGACCCTGTTGCACCAGAAATGGCTTTAACACGGCTCATTTGAGCTTCAAAGTCTCCACCAATTTTTGCGGCAGCAACCCCAATCCCTACAATAGGTAGTGTAACTGCTTTAGTCAACGTTTTACCTGTTGATGTAGCAACTTGACCTACGGTAGACATCGTGCTATTAGTGTTATTTTGGAAGTTTTGAACTTGTTTAGCAGCATCTTTAAACGTACTAACAAAATTATTATCAGTAGCCTTCAAATAGGCTTGTACACTAAAAGATTCCATATTTTTCCTCCTTTCCTAGTTATTTGCTTTTTTCATGAGGTCAATTAATTTGTTATCCTTTTTAAATTTATTCTCTGGACTTTCGATTCCTAAAATTTCATTTTCTAGTTTTTTCTTGTCAAAGAATTTTTTAAATGTTGGATAAACTGGCTTTTTACCTTGTTGTTTAGTTGCTTGAACTTGCCAATTGGCCCATGCTTGTTCATAAATGAATTCTTCTTCGTCCAAAGTCCTCAACTGAAAGGCAATGGAACGGATTGAATATTCTCGAATTGTCATGCGTTCAAATACAGATAAGTCTTGGATTCCGAAACACCGTAAGAATCTAATCATCATTGACTCATAAGTGTCCTCCGAACTTTCAAACTTTTCGGCTATTTGGTCATTTTTGCTTTGATTAACTTTCCCGTATTGCTTTCAGTAATTTCTTTCAAAACATCATCAAATAATTTTTCAATATCTTCACACTCATCAATAAAATCATCAATATCGCCTTGAGAAAGTTTAGGCGTTTCTGTTCGATTTCCTAAAAATAATACATTCGACAAAGTTGCAATGTTAGCCATCTCTAGTTCAGGGATGATTTTAACAGCAAGTGCTAGACCAAAAGAAACACCATTTTGTTCAATTACTAAATTTTTATCGAGTTCACGTACAAACTTTACTCCAAATTTAAAATGCACTTGTTTGCCTTTAATTGTTAATTCCATTTTGAATCTCCTTAAAAAAATAAAAGAGAGTCTCAGCTCTCTTTTAATTCGTTTTTTATTATCCAGCGTCCCTACGGTCGCTTAACCGATTACTGGGTCACTATGGTGTAGTTTCTATTGCTGTATCTTTGAATACATACTGAACAACATCAGCTTGTTCAGCTGTGAGTGTAGCATAGCCCTTTTGAGGTTTACCAAACACTCCGAATTCCAAACTTAGCTCAAGCGCATCTTCAGAATTAGGTTCATAAGAAAAACTTGTAAGATAAGCACGAAGATATTTCGCTTTGTACTTGCCAGTGTTTGCAGTGTCTGTTCCTTTTTCAGCTTTATCAATTTCCCAAACTTCAATGATATCGCCATTATCCATAGCTTCATCCATTTCGTCAAGATGTGGGTCTCCGTTTGCCGCAATAGATGTGGCAGACAAACTGTATTCAATTGCTGCAAGAGCGCCGACGGGCCCATCTTTGGTTGCTGTAGTGTTATAATCTCGAGTTTTTTCATTAGAGTGATCTTCTTGGAAAGCCATTTTCCAAGCTGCTTCTTCTGTTGCTTTACTAAGCAAACGATAGAGCAAAATAATATCTTTACCCTGTTTTGCTGTTAATTCTGTCATATTAAATCTCCTATCTTAGTCTAAATTCTAAGTTAATCAATGCTCTTTTGAGCGGTGTACTTGTTGATGTATCATCCATCATTTGAATGGTACTTGCTTGTAAATTCAAAGCCCAAGAATAGCCATCTGTGGCACTTATATTCAATGCTTGATTAAATATATTGCTTGCCATATCAGACACTTCCTTGCGCTTCTTCTGTAAGCCCCAAACAGATAATGAAAGACTTACTGTCCCCTTGATATCCGTTTTATTTGGTTCATGAATGGTTTGAGTATTCTCCAATTCGACAAATGGATACCCTACTTCATTCATTGGCTTATAATCATAAACGGTATACCCCAAAGCTTGGATTCGTTTGAACAATTCGTCAAAAATAGATTGGTCTCGAGTTTTAATCATTTGAGTAACCTTTCTAAATCTTTAATGAATACGCCTTTTTGCTCATTATAAGCTGGTTTTACAAAAGGTTGAGCAGATTGAAAACGAGTTCCATATTCAACGTATGCGGAATAATCTGTGTGTGGCCCAGATTGTCCGCTGAATCCACCATCTGTTAACTCCATTTTTATGGATCGTTTCATATATCCGGTATCAACTGGAACAAGTTTCTGCATATTTGCTGTCATATTTGACGTGTTAGACTTTACAACTTGTTGAACATCCTTTAAAGATGCTGCTTTATCCAAATGCTTTACAAGCTGGTCAATCCCTTTTATGGATAAGCTAGATTTCATTGGCTTACCTCCTGCAAAATAAAAGTGTTTCTCTCGCTTGGATTGCGGTAAGTCATTAAAGCCCACTTTTTGTTATCAAACTCAATGTAATCATATTCTGGCATATTAAATAGGGGCATCATTCGCATGACTTTTGCCCCTTGTTTAATATCTCCAAAAATTTCCACACTACGTTCGGTTCCAATATCAGTGATATTTGCACTAAAAACAGCTCTGGTAGGTTCTTTTTCAACCCATTCGCCTAAATCGGGGTCATAGTGGGAGTCAGGCGATTCTTTGACAAAAGTAACTTCATCTAAATATCTCAATACAATCTGAACCTCCCAATCTTCTTATCGCCCTCAGTTTCTTTTGATTTTCGCCATGATTCAATTTCATCGGCATACTCATCAAAATCAGATTCTGAAAAAGTCATGCTTAATCCTTCTTGTGAGTAGGACTGCATGCCTTCTTGACCGATACGATTAAAACGCTTCAAGGAAACGTCCAAAACAACATATTCTAGTTCTGGCGGTACTTCTATAAGGTCAGATCCAAGAATAAGCAATAAACGTTCACGAGTGCGATTTTCGATTACTTCCAAGCGCTCATCCGATGAACCGCCTAAAAGCTTTTTTAAATCATCAGTGATAGTCATAAGCAACTCCTAATTTTGAAATCAAATCTGATTTCTTATCGTTTTTTGTGTATTCTATCCCTTTAGTTTCAAGAAGCTCTTTTAGCTGATTAACGGTAAGCGTCGTTAGTTCATCAATTTTCACTTGCTTGGTCGCATTTATGTTTTTATATTCATGCAAGTGGCGACTTAGCAGCCGTCCCATTATACACCAGTCGTAAATGTGACATTAACAACTTTTGTTAAATCATAGAGATATGCTGCGTAATGTTCATCTGCAGTAATGACGGTTGTTTTAGTAACAATATCACGGTCAGTTTCTACCTGAACTCCACGTTTTAAAACTAATTTCAAAGCTGGGCTATTTAAAACAATCTTGAACAATAGAGCTGAACCCTCAGCTAGTTTTTTAGATCGTACAATTTGAGCGCCTAAAACATCAGCGTAAGTTCCATTAATAAAAGCATTTGCTCCTACTTCTGAACCAATTTTTTGTGCGTTTGCATCTTTACGAATTTTTGCCGCATCTTTAGGATTGGCGATAAGAACATAAGCTTCTGCATCCTCATCATCAAAAATATCCAATGCAGCTTGAACTCCGTCAACGTTTGCTGTAGTAGAAACAGTTTGAGTGGTTGTCTTAGCTGCATTCAATAAGTCGTCATCGACTTTATTTGCAAGAGATAGCCCAAGTTGTTTATTGGATTCTCCGATTGGATCGCCATAACCAGATAATGCGGCTTCATCCGTGATTTCTGTACCTTTTGCAGCTTTTTTAATTGTTACTGCCTTAGTAGTAGTTCCGATTTTATCTAAAGGAATAGGTTCGCCTTCTGCAACATCAGAAGCATCTCCGATATAAGTAAAAGCTGGGAATTTCAAAGTATTCCCTGGTTGTCCTTGAAGTGTTGTGTCAACTTGTGCAAGGGGTGCAAACCGAAGTGCTTTATTCAATTCGTATGAAACAATTGGTGCAAGCACCTCTGGATTTACTAAGTCTGCGATTGTTGTTTTTGTGTTTGCCATTTTAATAGCCTCCTGTTAATTTTTTAAATTGTTCTGGATTAGATTTTGCTAACTCAGCTTTTTCAGCATAAGTCATTGAATCAAACTTATCTTTATCGACTGATACTACATTGCTAGGAACACGTTTAGGCGTTGTCCCTGTGTTTCGTGCTTTTTCCCATTGTGAGCGTTGATTATCAAGTAAATTGAGGAAAGTTTTTACATTACTGTAAGTTTTTTCTTCATCAACATCAACTAACAATCCTAATTCAGCAGCACTCAAAGCAATTCCACTTTCTTTCAATACTTCATCAGCTTGACTGGTAATGTTTGAAATTTTGATTTGTGCTTTAAGGCTTGCGATTTCATCGTCTTTAGCTTTTTGAACTTCGGCAGCTTTTTCTTCGTCAGATTTTTCTTTTACTGACTTTTTACCACCATTTTCAAGTTCTTCAATACGAGCCAGTGCTTGTTCGAGCTGTGTTTTTGTTTCATTTTTTTCAGCTTGTTCTTTACCGATTCGTTTTTGGAGCTTTTCGACGATTTTGTCGCTGTCAGTTGACTGTTCTTGTTGCTCTTCTTCATTCGTTTCTGTTTCAGTTTCTGAACCAGCTTCAGACGTCTCATCGGCTACTTCTTCTGCGAACAGTTGCAAATTAAGGGGTAAAAGTTCTGTTTGTTCCATTTCTGGTTCCTCCTACTCGCATTTTAAGACTTGGGAGTCTGATTTTCTCGTGTTTTATTTAGTGTCCACAACGTGCGGAAACGGACATAAGAAAAACCCGTGAAATTCGACGGGTTTAGTTTTGAGCATTAAGTTTTCCTGCTTTTATAATATCCGCAGAAATATCACTCACAGTAATATTTTTCAGACCATCTGTTTTTATTTAAAAATTAGTCCCTGATGCTTCTACATAATCAATAACAATGGACAGGCGTTTTGATCCGTCTTCGTAATTCGTATTATCTACAGAAACACCAGTAATTTTTTGATTAGCTACATCACCCAATAGCTCGTTTGCAAGAACAAATAATTTTTTATCATTTTTATTCATTGAAATCTATCCTTTTCTTTTATTGCGCAATTCCTCAATCGCCTTGTCAGCTTCTGCCCTGTCGTCAAAAGCTTGCTTGTATTCGTCTTGACTGATTACTTTCCTCTCAAGTAAATCGTCCCAGAAACCTTTATCATCAACATGCGGTGCTGTGCTGCATCTACAGAACGGGTGCATGTTAGGTGCATTAATACCAGGCGACATATCTTTAAGCTTGAATATTTTACCATTCAATGCTCCACAGATAGGACAAGCTGACGGTTCAGCAATATACTCATAGCTATCAATATCTGCTTTTTTATAGCTTTCTTCTTGAATAGCTGTTTGAATTCTCGTTGTTTCTGACACAAGCAATCGTTGTGCGTTGTATGTGGCATTAAGCTTTCCTTGTTCAGTCATCAGCCTTTTTAGTTGTGGGGCTAGTGCTTTCGGATTGATTCCACCAGTTACTGAACGAATAAGAAGTTTTTCAATGTCAGCTTTCAATTCAAATTGATACTGCCAAAGCTTGTCAGAGAAGCTGGCAAATCCTTCGACTTTATAACTTCCATTAAGAACTGATTCAACTAAACTATTATAGCCTTTCTTTGGAACACTTAAACCAAGAATTCCGGCTTGTCTTTCAAATTCTGTGAGAGCTGCACCAGTCAAACTCTTTGAGAAATATTTATCCAAGTCATCAAATACAGAAATAAGCTCCAGACCAATATTTGCTTTCAGAAGTTCTAAACGATTCACTCTCATAGTTAAGTTATAAAGTTTCAACACTTGATTTGCTTGATGTGAAAAGTCTTTTTCTTCAACGTATTTCTTAGCTTTATTGGCAAATGCTTTGACGTCCATCTTATCCGCACGTTTCATGGCTTCACTAATAGAAATTCCTTGGCTATTCGCAAAGTTCTGCCAGTTGGCATTGATTTCTTTTTGAATGGCTTCTTGAGCTTCAAATAGTTTATTCATGATTTGCTTCATGCGTTTGGTATCATCTTTGATTTGTTGCGATTGCCATGCTTGTTCACGTTTTTTCCAGTAATCAGGAGTTTTCATAAGTTACTCCTCATTGGTTTGAGAAACCGCTGCGTCCGTTCCCTTTTCACTAGGTTGCTTGTCCTTGTCAAAAATAGCTGTAGAAGATTCTTCTTTTTTGATTTTTTCCATTTCAGATTGGACATCTGGAATAACAGAGATGACACTCAAAGCAGTCTCTTGGCTTGTAATTCCCATAAGAATATTAGCAGTCTCAGCTTGCTCTTTAATATCTTTAGGCTCATTACGTGTAAAGGTGTACTCAATATCTTTCCAAGCATCTTTGTTTGAAACATTCGTACTTAACTCACAGTATAATTTATAACGACTATTCAAAGAAGATTGGAACTTGCGTTGAAATGACAGAGCTAGGTTACTCATTGCTTGAAGTTTGTAAGCTAACGAAACACCACTTGATGACCCGAAAGATTCATCAGAGATATTCGCAACCATTGTTGTTTGGAAGATTAACTTAGTCAGTCGGTCCAATAGATTTTCTGTCTGAGAATCACTATCCGGCTTTTCTAAGAATTTGACATCTACTTTTGAAGCAGAACCACTTTGATTATTCTGATTCTTATCATAATAATTAATTAGGCGATTATCTTTGATATTTTTAGCATCTTCTTCGTCTATTTCTGCTCCCATGAAAACTAAATACTGATCACTGAAATAATCAACGTCATTTGCTTTTTCACTAATAGCTTTATTAAAAGCGTTGACTAATGAAATAACAGATTCAAAGATACTCATCCGTTCTTCGTTGAAATAGAACTCTACAACTGGCAAATCTGGATATGGGTTATAAGTCTTTTCTCCAAAACTTATCTCATCATTTTCTCCGCTGATTTTAATAGTTTCAAGTAGAGTATAAACTTCTCCATGAAGTTTTTTATCCTCGTCAATACCATATCTTACGGCAAATAAAGGTTCTTGCTTAACTGTATCGTCATAGACCATAAACATATTTTCTGGACTATTATAAACAACATTCGTTTGAGTGTCCTCGTCTTGATACAAGAGTTCAAATGCTCGACCATAAATACAAGCCATCTTTGCAAGTTCTGATTCTTCATCTTCCATATCATTCAAATTATCAAATTCTTGTAATTTAGTAAGTATTTCTTTATCTGAATGTGACTTTTTAACTGGAATCCCATTGAAGTAACCCGTGAAAGTATCAACGATATATTTAGTGAAATTAACAGCTAAACGATTGTCAGGCTTCCAAGAGTCTTTTTTCGGTTCATCATCAATATCCATGATTCCAAGATACATATTTTTTAAGTACTCATACCGAGCTACTTCTAATTCATGTTTTTCCATGAACTTATTAACCGCTTCAACTGTGATTGGTTCATCTTTTGAAAATGTCATTAATTTAGGTGGTTTGTATTTCAATTAGAAATCTCCTTTATATTTTAAATGATTTTAATCCGGCTTTTACTCGCTTACCACTCATTGTCTCAGCAATTCCTGTTGTTGCATCTGGCGCATCATCGTGTTTATTTTTACCCTCACGCTGATAAGTTGTCATTGCTTGATAATATTCTGGAAAACGAGTTCGCCAGTCATTAGGAAATCGAACATGCTGTTCTATCCAATAACTATTGGAATAAATTCGGGCTTCTTTATTATTTCCTTGGTAGAAGTCCTCTACAGCACAAGCAACTTTACCTTGAATCTTATCTCTGACAGAACGAGCAAAAGACCGACCACCATTGTTGCGCTCGATTCTTGAAGCATTTACTCTATTATTAATTAATTGATTGGCTACTGCATTTTCTGTGTATTCCATCGGCTTTTGAGTGTAAATAATGTCCAACACATCCGCAAATCCGTCTGAGGTTTCACCCCATACAATCGAACAGAGATAGTCTTTCCCAGTGTCTGCGGTATCGCAATAATTCCAAATCTTTTTGTACTCTGAACGAGCATTGTAAGTTTGAAACTCGCTATATAAACGACCTTTGACGTCAATCGGTTCTTGTTGGTAGTTGGCGCTGGCAATATCAGCACCCATTGTTTTTACCTTGCGTTTATAATCTTCAAGAGTCAGAACCTCATCACAAAGCATTTCATTTGTTTGTTCGTTGAAAGCTTTAAAATTAATATGCTTTAATCGATAGCCATTCTTAGGCAATTCACGCAAGGCACGTCCGGCCAAGTCTTCGCTATGCCAACGAGTCATATTGATAATGATTTTACCGCCTGATTCCAAACGTGAAAGCATAGTGTTTACAAACCAATCCCAATGTTTTTCTAAGACAGTCGCATTGTTAGCTTCCTCAGCATTCTTGATAACATCATCAATAATAATGATGTCAGCACCGAAACCTGTTGCAGTACCTGTTGGGGAGGTTGCCAGATAGTTGTTATAACCGTCTGATAAACTCCAAAGATTTTTCGCAGCATCTCCATATTTGATTTCAGCATCGAAAATATCGGAGTAAACGATTTTATTTTCATCTGCTTTTTCTTCTTGAAGTGTATTACGAACATTTTTAGAAAAGACTGTGGATAAAGTTTCGTTATATGAACCAGTCATAATTTTCTTCGTGTGGTCATTACCAAGTACCCACTCTACAAACTTACCAAGCGTGAGGGACTTCCCGTGACGTGGCGGAAGATTTAAAACTAAAACATCATGCTCATCATCATTTAGAAATGACTGAAACTCTTCGCACATTGTCACCAGATAAGCTCTATCACGTTTATAAAAGCTTGGCATGATGAGATTACAGTAATCAAAGAAAAAGCGCTTGGACAGCTCAATTTTTGCCCCTAGCGCTATTTTATCCATCACGACTCGCCAACTTTCTAAGTTCTTCTTCTGTCAAGCCTTCATAAGGATTATTAATATTAAAATTACCATTAACAGTAGTTTCAGATTTCTCGACTAATAAACCAGCCATTTGAAGTAAGATTTTACGGTCTTGAAATCCTTTCTCAGTCAAAGCATATAGATAGGAGGCATTAAGAACATCTGATACTTTCCCTTTGACTAATTCAAGTGATGTTTCATTAACCAACTTTACAAATTCTGGTTTTTTCATAGCTACGTAATATGTGTTTTTGCTAATTTTAGCAACCGCACACAGATCCTCAACATTAATTCCCATATTATCCGGATTTACCAAGGCCTCAAGTAACTTTTTTTCAGCTTTTGTTGGTCTGTATTCGTTTGGTTTTGTACCGGTTTTAGACATTCTAGATTTCCCCCTTTCCAACAATAAAAGGCTGCCCAGTGGACAACCTATAATAAAATAATAATGTGACTGAGTGAGATTCGAACTCACGCCTATGCATTAAAAGTGCAGTGTCTTAACCCCTTGACCATGCAGCCACTGACATGAAGCAAATTCAAACCGATACTTATGATATTTGTGCTTTTGCCTTTTACTTCATAATACAAGTATATCAGTAAAAACAAGGGTTGAGGTACCGTTTTTAGGCAATTTCGATTCTTTTTTTGTCTGTTTTGTCCCCCTCAAATTAAGTGAATAACAAAAGAATAGATGTCATTCCTAAATTTATAATAAGCAGCTTTGGCTTTCTTCTGTGGAACTTCAAATCCTTGAACATCCAATTCTTGCATTACTTGATACCAGTATCTGCCATTATATCCTTCACATTTTAGTCTTATTACCTCTT